AAACTTCATTCCCATAGGAGATCTTCTTTCTTTTTCAGAAACGTAACCACCTCTTTTATATCCAGTCATTTCTATTAATGAGTTGTCTACCATACCGCCCATCTGCATATACCCCATGCGATTCCTAACCATTTCTGGTAATTTACCTAGGCCGGGGTTGTCTTGAGGAACTGATTTGAGTTGACCGCCTTCAGCGTAACCCATCATTTTATCTACAGAGCCACCATGTCCGTACTGCTGAACCATACCACCGCCTGCATAATTAGGCTTTACCATACCACCACCGTACATCATCTTCATATTGGCTATAGTAGCCATATCAATAATGTTGTCAATAGCAGAGTGACCACCTTCTTTAGGCATATTGTTTAGTTTGTTTAGCATAGGGACTCCTATCATATCAACGGCTTCTTTGCGAATAACAAACTCACCGGGGGTTAATTTTGCTTTTACTGTGTCAGTAGTTCCGGGCATTACTCTTTAATCTCAAAGTGAGGAAAGTCATCAAACTTATTGTCTTCAACTTCCCATCGTCCTCTTTCTTCGTACATATCCCAATTTCCACCCCACCTCAGCTTAATACCCATACCACGGGCAATTCCAAGCACAAAGCCAGCGAAAAGTGTTTGACGTTCTCTATCCTCCCAATCGACAGGATAAGGGGTAACATCAGCGGCTTTAGAAGGACTAGCATTATGGCGACCATTAGGATACTTAACTTTAGTACGGCCTTTATTAAATAAATCATTTTGTCTTTCCTTTCCTCTGTGTCCCTCCAAAATACTGCAATCAACATACTTAATGACTTCATTGAAGACATCTTGCAATCGCTCATCACACGTTGCTAATCGTTGTTTTGATTTATTAGAGTATCTTGGCATAGGTGTATTTAGCTAGGTTATGTTAAACATAAAAGAATTAAAGTACAAATATTATTTTACAATCTAGACCCTGTCATCCAGTTATAGGCTTTTGTTGTTATTTTCTTAAGAGGTTGATTGGATGTGTTTTCTAATGCTTCTAATGTAGTGCGGGCACTCTTAGGAGCTTTAGCGTAGTAGTCTGCATAATACAAGGCATCCATTACATCATCGTTTCTAGGTTTAGGGTGTTCAAAGAATTCATCTACTAACTCAGTCATCTCTCTTTGTATGTAAAGTTTTTTAGAATTGACAATAGGGCCTAAGCTAGTTTCAAGTCTATCTTGCTTTTTAATCCTAGCGGGAGGTTTAACTCCTTTAAATATTCCGGGTAGGAGTCTTTTTTCTTGAGCAGATAGTCTAGTGACCATGTCTCTTACCATTTCTTGAGCTGCTACTGTTTCAATAGTTACTCTACGCACTGGACTGTATTTATTAGCCAGTCTTATAATTTCCTTAGGGACATCAAAGGTAGGGATTCTTTCCCTAAAGTATTCAAGTACATATCGATTGTTGCTTGAGTCTATACCCATAACCAGTATGACTTGAAAGTCTGAGGTCTCTGAGGCAGTCGCTGCTAAGTCAACACCGATGTAAACATTTAAAGGAATGGCGTTGTCCCCATCTACTAGATAATTAAAACGAGATCTGGACTCTACCTTACCTCCGTAGTATTGAAGTCGATCTATTTTAAAAGAAGCGTTGCTAATGTCTCTAGCATCGTTCATATACTCTTGAGCAAACTTATTAACTAGACCTGCTTCTATAAACTCTCGTTTCTTTCCTTCTAGTTTTTTTAAGGAAAATTGTTGTGGCCAAATAGACTTACCTTTTTCTATGGCTCTATGAAACACAACACTCCAAGGGTACGTTCTGTTTTCTTCTTTGGCTTTTCTATGTCCATCTACTACGGCTTGTAAGAAACTATCAAAGTGTACAATCGTTCCTGACAGCCAAATCCACCCCTCTCTGCCCGGAGTTTCCTCTAGGGCAGGGTACACTGTGGATACAATCCATTTCTTAATATCTGCACGTCTTTCGGGCGTTTTAGTGTTAAGCTCTGATTCAAAATCATCAAGGACAATACCCGTGTATCTAACATCGACCTCTGCACGACCCCTTAAACGCTGTGAGGTTCCCTTTGCAATGAGTCTATCCCCTTTGGGAGTTACAATATCTTTTTCAGTCCAGCGTTTTCCAGCGGCTCCCCCATCTAGATTACCAAAATAATACTTTAATCGCTTATTCATTTCAAAATGATTGCGTAAATACTTTAGGTGGTCAATAGACTGACTCTGTTCTTCCGACACCCATGCAATAAAATGCTGCTCATCGTCTTGTGCGAAGACCAGTTTATGCATAATGGCTGTTTTAGACAGGATAGATTTACCAAAACCCCTAGGCATAATAATACATGACCTACTTCCGGGTTTAGTAGTGGTTAGCTTTTCTGCTACATCAAAGTGAAACTCAGGGGAAGCAGACTTATTGAGGAAATCGTTAGGTAAAAAAGCCCTACCAAAGTAAATAAGACTCTTATAGGAGTTAGCAAGTACAGTATCCCTCCTCTGCATCTCTGAAGGAGGGGGTATAATGTTAAAATTGCTACTCATCTAGTTGTTTGGGGGCTTCTGGGAGTATTCCTTGTTCAAATGCTTTTAGTTTTTCTCTGGTAAAGCCAGTAAACTCTTGTATTAGGGCTACTGAGTCTACTTTTTTGTCTGCAGAGAGCATTCCTGATATTTTCATTAGAGTTTCTATAGCTCTAAGCTTATCGTTGTCCCTAGTATCTTCTTTATCTACAATGCCTTTAGTGTTTTCCAGTAAGTAACGCTTCGTAATCCCTACATCCGACATTAAATTTTCTATTTCTTTATCCACTTGATGCCTCACAGTTTTATTTTTAAGCAGTACAGTTGATCTTTGTTTTATATATTCTTCGCTTTTAGTTTTTGGGTATGCTTTTTTATAAGCTTCATTTGGTTTCATACCATAAGCTACATACTTTGCAAACATTTTTTTTTCGTTAGTAAGTAAAGATTCTTTAGAAGCTTGATAACTGCTTTTTTTTGTAAATCTATAAATATTATCTTTAGTAGTCCCAACTAGTTTTACATTATTACCTAAGCGAACCATACCAATAATTGTTCTAACGTAAAAAACTTTGTTATTGGATATAGAATCTTTTTTTAGAATCTGTACTATTTTATTGTCATCGCTTTGACACCACTGACCTTCCTCCGCTTTTCTCCAGTTTTTTATAATATTAGTGTGAGGGTGGTCTTTTTTAAATTCTATTTCTGTGTCGTATGCTCTATGTACAGTCCCTTTTACCTTTCTTTCATAAATCATGCATTTAATTTAATAAAAAAACTTGACAAGCCTATATAGTTAAATATAAATTTATTTAACAATTATTTAATTCCGGTTGAATTATATAATAGTACTATAGTATATATAGTATATATATTATATATAGTATATATAGTATATATAGTAATTATAGTATATATAGTAAATATAGTATATATAGTACCCGCTTAGTAAAGTAGTACCCGCCCCAGTATAAACTCCAAAAAATTTAAAAAAAATATATTAGTATAGGTGTGCTTCTTATACATCACATACCCCATACCCCTAACCTAAATCACGTTGAAATAATTACGTTGAGATTTTTGATTTTGTTCTTAGTCAGTTAAATAATTCAATTCAATATATAATCTTGTAACTTCAACAATATAAGTACTTATATACTATATAGTACTAATAAAATATATAATCTATTGGGGGGGCTGTATTATATAGTTAATATAAATGTAGTAAATGAGTGTATTTAATTAATGTTTAATAGTCTATAATATAGAAAGCCTTCCTATACTATATATAAGGGGGGCCAGAGATAGACACCTTAAAAGACACCTGATTAAAAATAAATTGGAACTATTAAGTATTATATACATTGAATTAGTAACAACAAAAACGGAGTAACAAAATGGATTTAAATAAATATTATGACAAGTTAATTTATAATAACATAGCAACTGATGAAGAGATTAGGCTTGTTACAAGTATAAATGGCTGGAACTTAGAAACGTTTAATGATATACTTTTTAGTCGCACCGGTTTTAGAAGTATAAAACAGTACGAATTTGTACTATAAAAAAAGGAATATAAAACAATGAAAAATACAACTTTAAATAACTTTAAAAGTTATAGCAATGAGTTAGACAGCTTGAATACATATTTTGATTATAAGAAAAAATATAAATATGAATTGAGCTTTACCCTAGAAAACGATTGTATAAAACGGTCAATTTTTAGCAATGATAAAACAAATTTACAATTTGTTACTTTGGGTTTTAGACATATGAATTACAATTCTTATAAGATTTTAGAAACCAAAACAAATAAGGAGTTATAATACAATGAAGTTAAATATTATGAAGGTTAGAAAGTGGAGTAAAAAAAACGTACAACAAGCTTTAAAAAGCTTAAGATCTTGCAGGGGTTCCAAGGGTCAAAGGTTATTTATAGAAAATAAAAAAGACGGTATATATGAGATATTTTCCAATAAAGATAATAGTCTTGT